TCTCTGCGATCTGCTCCATCGGAACGAGAGCGAACGGGTCGCGGAAGAACATGATGGACTGACCCTGAGTGCGAGCCGTCTTGGTCAGGAACTTCCTCTTGTACTCGTCCGTGATCGCCTTGACGATGGGCTTGACCGTGCGGTTGAAGTAGTTCAGCATGGCCTTTTCATCGGCTGTGCCGTCCATCACTTCCTTGGTCAGACCCAGCTCGGACCAAAGCAGTCCGGTCAAGTACTCGATCTGCTTCAGGAGGTTGTTCTCAACTGGACGGTTCAGCTGCTGGATCTTCTCCGTGCCGTCCGTGTAGGCAATTCCGTACTTGCTACCCGTCAGCTGGGATTCGAGATCCTTACGCCTTTGCTCAGCCTGCTGACGACGCGTTTCGGTTTTTACCACATACGGCAACTGGATGATCATGTCCAGCTTACCGGAACTTGTCTGCTCGTCGACCGAGTCCAGCAGTGCGAGCTTCCGCTTAAGGCGTTGAAGGGTAGAGTTCGGCTCGTTCATCACTGAGTAAAGCGGATTCTCGATGATCGCCACTGCCTTCTTCGGCAGAGTGATCTGTTTGCGCTCACCCTTGCGATCGTCGTAAAGACTGATCCGAACTCGCTGCGGTTCCCATCCAACGATCTCGCCGACGCGGAGCTGCTTGATGTCGTAGCCGCCGGAATCGAGAGGGGAAATATCAGTCTCGACCGGAACGACTGCCGCGACACCCTTCTCGAAGATGGTCATCGCCACGTCACGAGCGAATTGATCCGGTCCCTGGTCTAGGTTCGGATCGACCTGCAGACAGTCCTGAAGTCCGCTGGTAGTCATGTCGTTGAGATAACGCCCGACTTCGTCGGTTCGAACGTGACGAATGTCGATCCCCGAAACATCGATGCTGAGTCGAGTGTAGATCGAGGAAAGAATTGTCCGTTCGTTTCCGAATGAAAATCGTGTTCGAGAAGGAGGTGCATAATGCCCCCAACCACCTCCGCCTGTGGCGTGAATCCCGTCCAGATAGTTGTCGTCCCGGAAAACGTTCCAACTATGTACGAGGCCTTTCTTTACGCGGTCAAACAAGCTTGCCATGAGTCACCCCCTTTCTGCAGAGATATGGATCACGGCTTGCCTACACGTCCGAGATCTTGTAGACGTTGTTGCGATTCTTCTTGGCGTAGGTCGGCCCGGTCGTAGCGGTACGCGGAAGGCCGAACTGTTCCGCAACCCTGGCTTGACCGCGTTTGGTCTCAGCTCGCTTGGCTACTGATGCAGCGGCGAAACGTCCCAACTCGCCGAGGAGAGCTCTCGTCTGTGGGTTGGAATAACGAGCAACCACGTAAGCGCCGGCAACCGCGTTGTACCTACGGCGACGGAACTTGACCTCGTTCTTACGAGCCGTCTTGAGGTCTTGGCCTTGATTCATGCGGCGGTTGATTCGGACGACGGCTTTAGTACTGAAGTTCTTCCGATCGTAGTTCCGCTGGCTCTTGCTGTAGTTGGGGTTCGGCTTGTTGAGCCTGGCCTTCTCGGCCGGAGATCGACGAACACCCCACTTCATGCCCTTGACGCCATAGTGAGCGAGCTCGTCCGGCGAAGGACTTCTATCTGTCACTCGAACTCCTCCTTATGGAGCTTGTACGCCACCCAGGCGTCCATCAGAGCGGCGACGTTGTCGATCTTCGCTTCCTGCCGCTTCTTCAGGAGCTTACGGTTACCGTTCGTGTCCTCCATGGTGATCGCGTTACCCATGGCGAAAGACATGAGTGCTTGATCAAACAACAAGTGTCGTTCTCCACTCAGAGTCTTCAATTCCCCAAGCGGGACAGACTCTGTTCGCGCCCCCTGAATGACTTTCTCGATGCCGTGAGGCCCGTTTTCCGCTTCCCAGCGGGTTATGAATTCCTTTGCGTTGTAGGGGTCGAAACCAAATGCGCGCACGTCATAGTCATTCTCCTGGATATGAGTATCCAGGTCGTCGTAGACCTCCATCATGTCGAGGATTGTCCCCTCAAGAACGTGGAGGCTACCTTCGTCGATGAATTCCTCGTACTTCTGACGAGCACCGGCCTGAAGCTTGAGCATTGTCAACGACGTGATGTAACTTCGCGTCTTCACCCCAAATTTGCCATTTGACAATGGGAAGAGGAATGTGAACGCACAGAAGTCGTCACCCTGTGAGAGGTCCGCCCCAAGAGCACAAGGCATCTGCCAAAACTCACGGTAAGGATGAGGGAGCGTTTCTTCGTATGTGAAGAAGTACGTGTAACCCTCCATCGGAATCCCGAAACGCTTTGCCAGAATATCATTCCTGGCGGCAGGAGCCTTTTCGGCTCGTTCAACGTCGAGTTGGTAGACGTCATACGTTACGGTTTTGCCGAGGTTCGGATTCGCCTTCTGCCACATCGCTGGATTTGCGACTTCTTCCAGCTCATCCAGACGGTAGTGCCAGATCGAAACGTGGGGCGCTTGGTACTCGCCCTTGAGGATGTCCTGGAGCTCCAGCTTGATGGTGTCGCCGCTACCATTACGAACGGTACCTTCAGAGCTGACAGCAACGATGAGGTAGTCATCGAGTTTCGAAGCACCTTGCTCGATTGCACCGATCACGTCCTCTCGTAGATCTCCGGACAACCATTCGTCTACGGTCGCCACCTTCGTGCGAAGACCCTGAAGCTTGTTAATGGTCATCGGACGAACTTCGAGCATCGATCCCGTCAGGAAGTTTTCGACGCCCTTCTTGGTGGCGGCCAGCTTGACGCGGTTGATCTTGGCGCCTGTGGTGTTCTGAAGCGATCCCTCTGTGAGAAACTTGAAAAGGGGTCCTCTTGCCCGGACGATAGAAGTTCTGACAGGCGACATGACTTCGTCTGCCTGCTTCATCGTAGGAGCGGTGGTGATCTGATGTGTCGTCGAAGAGTCAATGTTCAGGAAATAACTCTGCAGACACGATTCGTATAGCGACTTGGCGGCACCTCGGGCAACGATGAGGTACTGCTTCTTCGTCAGTCGGGTTTTGATCGTCTTCTCGACGTACTGTCCGCCGTGGCCCTTCGGATCCGGTTCATACACACTTCGGTTTACGAAGTAGTACCAACCAAAAATCTGTTCGGCCCACAGCTTGAACGTTTCGAGAAGATGTAGATCATTTCCGTCGGTGAGCGTGAGCTCAGCTTCGCAGTACTTGACGAAACCTTCGACGGGGTCTGGATCGTAGTAGATGTTCGGGTTGGCGATGAGCGCGTCGATACGGTTCATCTCCATCGAGACTTCCCGATTGACGGGAATATCACCGCGCATCACTGCCGCACGGAAACGTCCGTAGTAGAGAGGAACCGCAGAGTTCGACAAAGTCACCGCTTACCCTCCCCTCTACCTCGGGTTGTTGGTGTAGTGGTTCGCGGTACGACGAACGGCGACGCTGGCGCCAGCGGCTGCTGCCCCTGCGGGTCCGCCAGTGGCAAAGCCGGCTGCAGCAGCGAAGGCGCTCGCAACACCGGTCTTGACGGCCTGTCCGGTCGGAGTCTTCATGAATCTCCGGACGTCCTCGACGGTCTTACCGACCTTGAGTGCCTTCTGAACGTTCTGGAGACCGCGGTCCAGTTCGGTTCCGTGCTGAGCCGTCATGGTGTGGTACTGACGCTCCAGATTCATCCGGGTCAGAAGACCCTGGAGTTCCTGATTGCTGAGCGAATGAGTACCGCCCCTGTCGATCTTGGCCTGAGCCGAGTCAGCGGCCTTGGCGTCAGCGGAGGCGCGAGGTTGTGGTCCGCCAGAAGCCTTGGCGAGTTCCGCGTCACTTCTCCGAACTCCCCACTTCATGCCCTTGACACCGTAGTGCTTGAGCATGTCGTCTACGACATGTCGTGACGTTTGAAGCTGTGACATCGCGACCTCCATGTCGTCGTAGTTGAATAGCGGAAGTTCGAACTCTGGACCGGAAGAGTCTCCGACCCAAACGGCGATCCGATCGAAGTGGACCGAGAAGAAACTCGAATCCTTCTCTTCCTTCTTGGCGGGGGTCTCGGGATACCCCAGAGTCAGATGAGGAGTCCATCCGGGAAATTGTTCCGCCGAATGGTACGCTGCAGAGATCATTGGATCCTGCAGGAGATGAGTCCGGAAGGTCTCGATCTGCTTGGACCAACGCTTGTCGAAGAAGAGAACGTCAGCCTTGTTGGGTCCGAGTTCCCCTCTCTTCTGTACTTCGAGATAGAAGTTGGTGAGCATCGAGGATGCGTGTTCGACATACTCGATAACGTGCTCTATCTGGAAGGAGTCGAAGTCGGGCTTCCCCAGATAGAGCAGAGTGAGGTGTGGCTCCTTCTCACTCGACAGCTTCCGTACTCGATCATCCTCTGTGGGGAGAGCGACGATTACGAGCTCACTACGGTCGGGTCCGGCCATGCCGCCTCCTCCCTCATTACGTTGAGACGCCACTCCCACTCCCTGATCTGCTTGTCGAAAGACTCCAGTCCGTACGACGTAGTCGGCGGATCGAAGATCTGTCGGAGCCTCAGGTACATGTAGGACTTGACGGCGTTGAACATCGGACCATCGCCGAGGAAGGCGTCCCAAGTGACCGAAGAGTCCTCGATCATGAACCCTTCGGCTGGACCGATACCTATCTGATTCAGTGTGGTGAACACTGAGTTGATGTGTATGAGCACATCGACGTCATACGAAGTGTCGGCTTCGCCCAGACCGAGAACCTTCTTCGTACTGTTCAGTATGCTCTGCGGTGCCACTTGGAACACCTCCTCTCATTTTGACGGGTTGAGCTAGGCTCGGGCCCTGGACTGTCGGTTGACCTCGCGCTGAACCGCGGCAGGGTCATAGCCCGCCTCCCTGAGGTCCCTGGAGCGGTTCGGGTCGTTGCCCCATCGTCCCGCAAGGACTTCGGCAGCCAGAGTCTTGATGGACTTCGGCCCCTTCTTGGGGTTGAGCAGTTCGTCGACCTTGTCCTGAACCGCCTTGGCGTTGTAGCCGGCTGCGATCAACTTGCGAACGCGAGCAGGACCGTTGT